ATTTGTATCTATAACCAATTTCATTTAATTTAATATGTCCAGAACGATAAATTGGTTTATCTGATTGAGGTTGGAACGATTTAATTAAACAATTTATTCGTTTATCACCCATTTCATATATACTACCAGATTCAGATTTAAAATAAGGTTCATCAATAACTTCTGAATGGTTAATTAGATAAACCATTTTATCTTTCCAAGTTCTTTCATCTTTGGGGATTAAATCGACCTCTCTTAATTTATCATTAGTTGGGTTTGTTATTTCTATAAATTCATTAGTTTTTTGTTCAACGATTTCCTTTTGGTTACTCTGACAAACAACAGTTTTTAAGTTAATTTTTGGTACACTCATATAATCATCTCTATTTACATAGTCTAGACTATTACCGTAAAATTGAATTATTTGTACATCAATACCTTTTAATAATAAATGTTCTTTTATTATTTCTTTTATTTCATCAGCGTTAAACACCAATTTTTTGTTAATTATTTCATCCATTTTTTTAGTTTTTGTAAAGTTATTATTTTTCCGCTTCGATTATAGATAGTAATTCACCAACCATTTCATCAACTAAAGAGATACCGTGTAAGTCTTTAGTTTTTTGATAATCATTTGCATTGATGTTTGAAACTTTTATTTCTTTTTCATTATAACTAATAGTGATTTTAATTGTTAAATTTTCCATTTTACTTCTTTTTAATTTTATCATTTATTATTTTTGCTAATTCATAATCTTCATTATCAATTGCATTTTTTAGTTTGGTTTCTAAACTCCTTGGTATTATAACTGCAACTAAAAACGAACTATCTACCTTAATTATAATATCATCACCATTATTAATTCCATCAACTATATCACTTCTATTTACTTTACAAGTATCATCTATTGCATATATGTTTCCATTTAATTTAAAAACGTTAGCTTCGGTAAAATAAACATTATCACTTTCAATATAAAGGTTGTCTGAAGTGTAATTTTGTTTTTCTTTACCTAATATCAATAACCCATTTTTCATATTTATTTTTTTTACAAAAACACTACTTTTTATTTAGAAAAGCAACACATTTATTTACTATTTCTTGTTTATTATTTTTATAATCATATTCACTAATATGTAATACTTGATAATCAGATTCTAATATCATTTTATCTCTTTTTTCTTCTCTTAATGAATTTTCTGGTGTTAACCTATGATAATAAGTACCATCAAACTCAATAATTTTTCTCTTAGCTAAATCAATAAAATCTGGTAATATTACACCATTTAACAATGATAATCGATATTCATTATTTTTACCACTATCATCTTTAAAACCATTCTTGAAAGTTGCGAAGAATATGTTATTATTTTTTATCGTTGGTTCTGATTCTAATATATCCCAAAATAATGTTTGAGAAATTTTACTGAAATTAGTTTTTTTATAGTTAGTTAACCATTTAATTTGTCTTTCATTAAACCTTTTTAAACCATCTTCTTCACCGTATTTTTGAACACATATATCTAAACTAAAAGTTGTTTGTCGTTCAGTCACTTTTTGTTTAGCTTGTTGATAATTAAAACCTCTCTCAACCCAGTACTCAATATTTGATGGGATTAGTCTTTTTTCAAAATCAACTTGTTTCGCAGCTTCAATTTGGTTTTTATTAATAATATCTTTTGCCTCATTTTCAGAATACCCTTTATTAACCCAGAACTCAGAATTTGTTGGTGTTAGACAAATACGTTTTATATCTTCTTCACTGTAACCTTTATCAGCTAACATTTTTTTAGATTTACCATGATAAGTCTTAACACATTTAGATGATTTTTTTTGTTGCTTAGAAATTTCATTAATAGCTTCTTCTTTAGTGTAACCCTTGTTTATCCAATATTCCTCACATAAACGATTCCTTTGTTTTAATTCTTCATTTCGTTTACCTAATTCAACCAAAGTATCATTATGGGTCCAACCACGTTCAATGAAATACTCTATATTACCCCATTTATTAGTTTTAAAACCATAATTTTTCACCAACCAACCACGCATCAATGATAATGAAACAACACCTTCTTGTTCTTTTAATTTAACCATCAGTGATTCTATTTCTTTTTTTATTGTTTCGTTATCGTAGCGTATGTTTTTATCTAGTTTTAAAACATGGTTTTTAAACATTTCTAAATCTGTAAACACTTCATTCACTTCTTTAATTCCTTTACTCGTTTTTATCTTCATAATATCTATTTTATAATAAATATCACGAAGATTTAAAAAGTTCGGACTAATTGGTGTTGGTTAGTGTTTTATTCGTTTTTTTAATTCATTTATATCAATAGGTTCAATCAAACCAGTTCTTTTATTTCTAATAACTATCTGAGTTTCAGATAAAAAACATTTACCAACACCTGTTGGCCCTAAGAAGATAAATGAACCAACGGGTTTGTTTTTATCTTTGATACCAATACGACTTCTTTTGATTGCCTTCACAACCTTTACGATTGCATCGTCCTGACCAATAATAACACTCATGATATCCTTGTCCATACTAACCAATTTTTTATTCTCTTGGGTTGAGATTTTAGATATTGGTATACCAGTCATTGTTGCAACGACTTCGGCAATGTGCTCAACATCAACGATGGTAAGTTTCTTTTCTAATTTAGAACTCCACTCTTTAGTTGCTTGTACTAATTTCTTATCAATCATATCTTCATCATCTCGTAGCTTTGCGGCTTCTTCATATCGTTGCTTATTAACAACTTCTCTCTTCTTCTCAATGAGTTCATTCTTCTTACCCTCAAGTTCTTTGATAATAGCTGGCTTATCCAAACTAACATTTGTTGCTGCCCCAGCTTCATCCATGACATCAATAGCCTTGTCTGGCATTGACCTTTCCATGATATACCTATCGGCTAGTTTAACACACTCCTCAATTGCTTCGGGTGTATATATTACCTTATGGTGTGATTCATATTTACTCTTGATATTCATCAAGATAATTTTGGTTTCTTCAAGTGTTGGTTCTTCTACCAAAATTTGTTGAAATCTTCTAGTCAATGCACCATCTTTTTCAATGTTCTCTCTATATTCATCAAGTGTTGTTGCTCCGATTACTTGAATTTCACCACGGGCCAAAGCTGGTTTGAAAATATTGGACGCATCCAATGAACCTGATGCATTACCAGCACCGATGATTGTATGCATTTCATCAATGAACAAGATGATATCTGGATTTGCTTTACACTCTTCCAATATTGCTTTCATTCTTTCTTCAAACTGACCACGATATTTGGTACCAGCAACGATAGCAGCTAGGTCCAACGCATAAATTTTCTTGTTTGAAATAGTTCTAGGGGCGTTACCTTCTTTAATAAGAATGGCTAGACCTTCGACGATGGATGTCTTTCCAACGCCTGGTGCTCCGATGAGTACTGGGTTGTTTTTTTTCCTTCTAGAAAGGATTTGAGATAATCTTTTTATCTCTTTAGCACGACCAATCACAAGGTCTATTTCACCCTTTTCAACAGCCTTGTTTACATCTCTACAAAAATTATCTAACACTGGTGTTTTTGTTTGTTCAGTCTTCTTCTTAGTTAACTTAGACTTTTCTGGCTCTTCGAATTCATCGTAATCGTCATCAATACCATCAGTAATTCCCATAATTGTGTTTTTAAAGTTATTATAATTAATTTCCATGTCTCCAAGAAATTTTGTAATTGGTGTTTTAGTCGCTAAAATGGCTAGCATAATATGTGTTGTATCAATCATGATTTCATTTAATAGTTCACATTCTTTATCTACCGTATTGAAGACTCTTTTTGTTTCTTCTGAATAGGGTAAACCAAGTCTAGTGGTTGGTGATATTCGTGGTGTTAGGTCGCTTTTCCTAAGAAAATCAGATATTCTGTCATGTAGGTCAACAGTATCTATTTTAAGTTTTTTTAATATACTAACACATACATTATCATCATCAGTTAACATTGATAAGATAATGTGTTCTGGCTTCAGCTTTATATCATCAAAAGATTTAGCCTCTTTCATTGCATGATTAATAATCACCTTAACCTTGGGTAAAATCTCTCTATTCATTCTCTCTTATTTAAGCAAAGATACTTATTTTTTATTTATGATACAAGTTGCATCTTATAATAAATAGAAGTATCTTTGCTTAAATGTAAAGATTATGACAAATAGAGCACCAAAATATAGCAAAATTGAATTGCTACTCAACACTGAGGGTTCAGTTGAAAAACTGGAATTTTTAGACTGTGGACTAATGATTACAGGTGATTACCTTGTGGTAATCATTGACGAACAGGATGAGATGAAAACCACTCTTACTAGTACTGGTAAGATTTTCCACATGGCTAAAATAAAAACATATAAAACACACGCAAGTTAAAAAACCAACTATGTTACTAAAAAAACAAACCGAAGACGGAATCATTTCCGCACTTTACGCATCATCAAGTATCTTAGCATCAATCTATGATACAGCCAACGGCAACCTAACCATCACATTTAAAGTCGGAAGTCAATACCAGTACGCTAATGTGTCTGAAGCTGATTATGTTCGATTTGAAATTGACGATAGCCAAGGAATTATCCTGAATACGCATATCAAGAAGTATCCGTTTTTAAGATTAGCTAACACCGACGTGAAACTTTTAACCGAAGAAATTTCTGAATTAAAGGCTGTTAACGATAAAGCTAAGGCTGATGCGAAGAAGTTTATGATTGTTGATGCTTTGAAGTATTCACTTTCATTAACACACGGCATCCCAGCTGGGTTGACTCAAGACGACGTTGATACAATGTTCAAAGATTCATTGCTGATGTTACAGAGTAAAATTACCGACTTATTAACGTAATATTATGAGTGGTAGAGTTTACGATAAAGATTTGTTTCAAAAAAGATGAAAGAACAATACGCAGTATATGAAAAAAATAATGATTAACAATTTGGAATATGAGAGTTTAGCGGAAGCGTCAAGACAGACAAATATCTCATCACCGACAATATTATGGAGAATCAAATCTAAGAGTAAAAAATTTGAGTATTATAAATATCAATCACACCCATCTATCAAAGCTAAACTTTCAAACTAATGGACGGATTTTTACACAAAAAAGAAAACGAGTGGGTTGTTAAATGGTCAGACTTACATTCGTTTGGTCATGGTACTCATTGGATGTATACCGCTATTCATCCATCTCAACAATCTTTATCAATTCTTTCCGATGGAACAGAAGATTGGCTAGCTAAATGCGAGGGTAAAAAAGTAACTGTTGAGTTCATAACAGATGGTTATGATGCTGTAAACTACACACCATATAATTATGCTAAAATAATTGTTCCAGTTGAAATACTAGAACGTATGAGCAAAAATAAACAAGCTGTTACGTTGATTAAAGTCCCAGATGGTTTAATGTGGTTTGATGAGGAAAAACCGCCTATTCGTTTTGTCGATGATAATATTCTTAAGATTGGTATGAATTATTATAAGATAAAAGATTTAAAAAGAATTATAAAACACTTTGAATTATGAAATTCTCGTTTTTAAGTTTTGAGCATCGGAGACAAGAAATATTAGCCCGTCATTTATTCTTGGTTAGGATGATATGGACGTTATTGTTTATGTCCATATCCTTATCAATCTGTTTAGGTATCGGCGTATCGGCGTATTGGGTTATCACTATTGGGGTCCGATGGGATGGCTGGATTCGTTGCATAACGCTTCGATGATTCTAGGCGGTATGGGACCAGTAATCGAAATCAAGACCAACGCTGGGAAATATTTCTCATCGTTTTACGCATTGTTTAGCGGCATTGCATTTATAACAAACATCGGAATGCTATTGGCTCCATTGGCCCATAGGTTATTCCATAAACTACATCTAGATGAAAACTAAAGTATTGGTTAGGTTCCCAAACGAATCTGACCCAGTTGAAATGCTTATTGACCTAACATTATTCAAACCCGAAAAAGAATTTGACACGGAGGTGTTCGGATGGTATGATGGAACATATATCGCAATAAAAAAGTAATACCAGTATCGTATTACTATATGGATGAGTCGAAATTCCTAAAAATGTTGGTTTTTTTATCTATTTTGGATATTTATAATAAAAATAGATTATGCCATTATTAAATGATGTTCACTCAATTATTATTTCCGCTAACTCAGCGGCGTTATCAGCTTATAGTTTTACCGAAATTTATGCTGGGGCTGCTGCAACGCCAACAATTAACGGCCAGTCTGTGGTAATGGCTGCTGGGTCATCCATTAAGATAAAAATCAATAGTATCAGTAATGCAGCTGGTTGCTCATTATTGGGTGAGAGGATTAATACAGTCGCTGATAACCCCTCATTGAACTGATAATACTATTTTTAATAAAAAGACAGATATTTATAAATAAACCATTCCATGAGAGAAGAAAAAATAGTACCAACAGGCCTTAAGGGTTACGAAATAAGTGACCGTATGAAAGAGTTAATGGGTATGCAACCTATTACTGAAAACAGAAAGACATCTGTTGTTGAGCTAACCAAAGTTGGTCCAGACGGTAATGTCTACGGTATCGTTAGAGAAAACCACGAATACTATATCAAAACTACAACAAAGAAGAACAACCTAGTTGCGGAAGATTTTGGCTATATGGGTGGTTTACAAAACAAAAAATCAGAAGCTTATCATTCATACGCCAAAGCAATTAAGCATTTAAACCTTAAATTTAATAGCCTTAATGAAGCTTATGACAAATCAGATAACATCAATGTATTCGAAGATGATAATCTTATGAGCGAAGATGTTGCTGGATTCTATAACCCAACTGGCCCAGCTTTCAAGAATGAAGGCAATATGGCTGGCCACGCACAAAGTACTTGTTGCCAAGCTCCAATCATGGATGGTAAATGTTCAGAGTGCGGTGCTACCGAAGCTGTTACTCCTTTGAAAGAAGAAGATGTTGAAGAGTTAACCGAGGTTGAACAAGCTATTGAAGATATGAGAGAAGGTGCCGATGTTACTCCACCAGAAAATTCTGACGTTCCTGTTGTTGAAAATCACAGACTATCAATTGGTAGGGCTGTTAATGATATGGACTCTATTATCGAAGGGGTAATAGAAGGTGATAAAAAAAAAGTCTACACACTACTATAAAGGAAACTAAATACAAGTTGAAGCTAGGCGGTTCTACCGCCCCAGCTCAACCTGAAGTTCCTACAAATGCCGCTGCACCAGCTGGTCCTGAGGAAACTCCTTTAGATTTTACAGCTGCTGATGCAAGTGCCCCTGCTGCAACCCCAGCCGCAGATAAACCATTCGACGACCAACCATTTGATGCTGGCGTTGAAGCTGACGAAGCTAGCGACCCAAAAAAATACATTGAACAACTTACTGGCAAATTAGGCCAATCACTAAGAAAGTATTCCGAAGAACAAGGTAATCCAGATTTCGAATTAGAGAAGTTTGCAATTAACTCTGTGTTATCAGCAACACATACTGGTGAAATGGACCCACAAGACCAAGGCGATATCATAAAGAAGGTAAAGGATTCTGGGGCTAATGATGGTTCCGAAGAGGTTCCAGCAGAAGCTCCGACTGAAGACCAACCAGAAGAAGCCCCAGCGGATGACGCAAACAATACATTTGATGAACCAAGCGAAGAGGAACCACTTAAAGAATTGAGTCTTGGTGACTATAGAACCAAAACATTATTAACCATTTATGACAAAGGTTCTGATGCGGTTAAGAAAATCTTAACTAGGTTGGTATCTTTTAGCAACAATATTAATAGAGTCGCTTTCCTACGTGACGTACAAGAAGACCTTGACCCTGATGATATGGATTATGTTTTCGATAGAATCAGAGCTATCGGTGTTCCGATTCCAAAAGATGAGCCAGCTCTTAATGAAGATGAAGGAATGATACTTAATAACCCAAAAAAGAATAATATGTTCCAGAAGGGTTCTAATGATAAATTGAAGGAAATAGGGGAAATTGCTGAAGAAAAGTTGCAGAATGGCGAAAAAAAGAGTATTTTTGTAGATAAAACCCCGTTAAAGGAGAATTTAAACCAAGATGATATGACACAACCAGTGCAACCAATCACCAAGCCAAAGGTTAAACCTGATACTAATCCAATTATTCAACCAAGAAAAAACAGACCGTTCCTACCAAATGTAACGCCTGATGTTAGGCCCGACCCTAAGGCTGTTAAGGAAGAGAATCCAGAGACTTCTATAGTAGACCCTAAGGTTGCTAAGGCTGAAAAGAAGAAGGCCTTAAACTACCCAGTTTATCACGAAACATTTAGTTCAGCTGTACAAGCGGCTAGAGCCTTCGCAGAAGCGAAGGATTATACAATTGATGATGAGGAGTGGTATTTCCAAGTATCAACAGGGCCAAAAAAACCTGATGAGGGGATGACCAATCGATACACCCTAGAGTTATTAAAGGATGGCAAATTGCAGAAGAAGCATATGCACATGCAAATTTATAACATGGGTAATAAGTATGAGTTAAATGCTTACGTTGCTTAATGGACCAATTATATTTAATATATGTGAATCATGTTGGTAAGGATTACAAGAGTAACTACATTTATGAGTTTATTTTTTGTGATACAGCGGTGGGTATTGATGGCGAAGATTGGGATACATTTCCAGCGTCTGGCCGACCAGAACCACCACATGACATATTTATTAAACATGTTGGTAGGTTGGAATCTAGTTTAAAATTAGATGTCATTCAGAATAGTGATACATTTGCAGTGTGGGATGCGGTTGATGGTGTGATGGCGTTGTCATGGGAAAATATAAATGCTTACGATTCTTATCCTGAACATAGATTATGTTTTAAGTTTGGCGAGACGTTAGAGTCGGTAGAAGCCAAATTATATGAGAAGGATTTGATTTTAAAATATAATAACAAATATGAAAAAGCTAAGTAAAATATCTGAGGATTCAATGACTGGTATCGGTACCATTGGTCAAACGAATACATCAACAACTACAGCAACGCCAACAGGTTCTGCTAATAAGAAGACTATCAACGTAAAGAAAAAAGACCTAACCGACCCGACTGTGCAGAATTATATTAGCAAAACAAAAGATGTTAATGTTACTGTTCTTGATGAAGAGGGTACCTTAGGGCAAGTTAAGAAATTACAATATCTTTCTAACGTTAGAGATGCTAAGGACGGTGTTTCTCAGCCATTTACTATCGGCGAAAAAAGATATCAAATGGTCAGAGTATTAACACCAACCAATGAAAAAACCATTGGTGTTTATTCATTGGATGAAACTGATGAAGCTGGCGAGAATATTATTTATGACGCTAAAGAATTTGAAACCAACATTGCTAAGAAGGCAATAGCCGAAGAAGGCGTTGTTGAACCTGAGGCTCCTGAGATGGCTACATTAAATCCAGATAAAGTGGAGGATGAAAATCCAAGCTTCGCTGGTTATAGACACTTTATAGTAAACAACAAAACCAAGAAAGCAAGGAAGTTCAAAACAATTGAAGAGCTAGCTCAAGCACAAATGGGTGAAGGCGAACAATACATGGGTGTTAAGAGCTTTAAGAAATATGTTGATGAGGCTTTATTTGGTCAAACAAAGAAACGCAGTGTAACTGAAGTAGATGCACCCACAACCGTGGCAACTGATTCTACTGGTGAGAATGATGTTGAATTACAAGCCAAGGCCCAGAAGCTAATGGATATCATCAAACGAAGAGTTCCTGATAGTATTATTAAGACGATTGTTACGCCGATTGCAAAAAGAGAAGTAATAGCGGCCTTTGCTGAATTAGTTGGTGTTTCTAGGAACGGTCTAGCTCAATTGGTTGCTGGTATTAAAGCGTTGGCTAAGACACCTCCTGTAACGTCGGCATCACAACCAGCACCAGTGAGTGAAACAAAAATAATAAAAGTTAAAGATATAAAAAAATAATATGGCCGATTATAAAAAATTAGCGGAGTTAGCATTATCAATGGCGTTGAACAAAAAGAAGCTGTTGAATGAATCACTTGTTTATCCTGATGGAATGAATGAAAGAATGCATCCGACTTTGGAAAAAGATTTAAAGGACCAAACCCATTCATTGGGTAAGCACCCAGCAATCCCAGATGGTGATGAAGATTCTTTTGAACAAAAGATAATGGGTGAACGTTTCAAAGAGGTTGTTAATAGATACAAGCGAGCTTTCGATGTTGATTCTATCGACAACGGACAAGTGATGCAACAGATGATGCCGTTGGTTTATGAAACCATCGCATTGGAATCTGACCATAAAGAAGAATTGGAAGAATTAGCAATACGAATGATTCGTGAAGAATATAATATGGGTGAGGATGTTGTAGAAATCATCGCTGAATTAACACCAGAAATTTCATTAGAAGGAACCAAAAGAAATCCGAAGCCAATGCCAGTTGAAGGTATGGAATTTGATTCTCATGACGATATTGTAAACGCAAATGATGAGGTTTATAAAAGAAGATTTTTAAATGCAATGATTCAAGGTGCTGCTAAGAAATGTAATCATATGTTCCATATGGTTGATGATGAATTGACCGACATCAATCCTAAGTTACCGAACAAATATTCTAAGATGATGTCAGCTGCTGATTACATGTATTATGTAATTCCTAAGATAGATGAGGGTATTACTGGCGGTATTGTAAGAGTGGAATTTCCAGATAAAAAGAACCCAAGAGCTATCATACACGCACAGGCGATGGTATTCCCAGTATTGATACACGAAATTGTTAAGGGTGTTATGGAATTATTATCGGCACACGGTTTATCAAAGGATAAAAAAATGGCTGATTACGTAATGAATAAAGCCGACTTCTTAGCGGCTGAACCATGGGATATGAGAATGGGTCCAGCAATATGGGGTAGATTTACGGCAATGATTGACGGTGATGACTTTGGCCTGAAACACCACGTGTACGCTGAGTTAGCAGCATTACCAGCAAAAGAATTTCACAAGCAAATGAGAGAAATATTAGCTGGCACAAAAAAAGGTGCTGCTATTGTTAAGGAGTTAATTGAAATTGTTAAAGCTGAATTACAAAATGACGAATACAATGAAGCACTTGGTAATTCAGAAAACGAAGATGATATAGACGAAGGCGAAGATTATGAACAATATTTATAAAATATAAAGTACCCACTGGGTATTTTTTTTTGTTAAAGTCGAAACTACTCTCTGTTTCAGAAAACGTCAAAAAGCAGTTTTAATGACGTTTTAGCATATTTATAAGTACATTATAAAATTATGCTAACAAGAGAAGAAACATTATTAGAGTTTGCCAAATGTTTACAAAGTCCAATATATGCTATTGAAACGTATCTAATAACTTTCGATAAAACACAAGAAGGATTCGTACCGTTTGTTTTATTTCCAAGACAAAAAGAAATCATCTACGCCTACGAAGGACATAGACATAATCTAATTACCAAACCTAGACAGGCTGGTGTATCTACAACCACCGCCGCATACCACGCAGTAAAGGTCGCAGTTGCGGCCAAAGAAAACCCAGAAGCTATACTTATTATCGCAAACAAACAAGAACTTGCTTTTGAATTCTTAGCGAAGATAAAGGACTTTCTTTCCCAAATGCCAAGGTGGTTTTGGGGGCCAGATTATTATGGTGATGAAGAAAAAGAAAAGAAATCAATATTCCTTGTTGATTCAAAAAAGGAAATCAAATTACCTAACGGTAGTAGGGTTAAAGCCGTCGCTACATCAAAGGATGCTTTGCGTGGTTTTACACCAACAACATTGATTATGGATGAGGCAGCTCACATTGATAACGGAGCTGAAGTATTTGGTGCCGCTTTGACGGCATTGGGTACTGGTGGTAAAGCTACTCTTATTTCAACACCAAACGGTCTAGACGAATTATATTACAAAACCTATAGTAGAGCTAAGATTAAAAAGAATAAGTTCAATATCGTTGAGATGAAATGGTATGAGGATATGAGGTATAACCGTGGATTAAGGTGGTTAAAGGGTGATGAGGACATAAAGGAGACCATTTTCACGTTTAATTCATACGAGAAGATGATTCTAGACGAATACAAACCTACTTCACCATGGTATGAGGAAATGTGCAGTAGCATGAACAATGACTCTAGGATGATAGCCCAAGAGCTTGACGTGTCATTTGTTGGTTCTGGTGGTAATGTAATCAACGAAAAGGATATCGCAAACCAAAATATACGCAATGTTAAGGACCCAATGTACATAAAAGGCCTAGAACATGAGATTTGGGTCTGGGCTCTTCCAGAAGAAGGTCATCAGTATATCATGGGGTGTTTACCACCAAACGAAAAAGTTTTAACAGATAAGGGTCTTAAAAATATTGAAGATGTTGATAATAATGATAAGCTAATTTCTGAAAACGGTGATTATGTTGATATTATCAATAAACAAATATATCCTGTTGTTAATGAGGACATTTATGAAATAAATGTCGATAATACATTTAGAAGAACTAAATTCACAAAAGAACACCCAATTTTAGTAAGTGACTCGAATCTAGTTAGAAATTATAATAAAAACCATGAAGATTATCATTTTAATGAAAGATATTGGGATTTTAATTTTGCATATAAAAAAGTAAGCGATATTAAAATTGATGATTGGATTAAGGTTCCAAATATATATAAAAAAGAAAGGGTAATAGATATTGAAACAATATGGGGGTTCAATAGTCGTGGGATGTCTGATTTTTGGTTAAAACACCCATTAGAGAATAAAGATTTTTGGTGGTTTGTCGGAATGTGGTTAGGTGATGGCTGGATTGGACATTATGGGGAATATGATTATTCTATATCGGTATGTTTTAATAAAAATGAGTTTTATTATGTTGAAAAGTTATGTGGTATTGTAGAGAAATTATTTGAACGAAAACCAACAATAATAGAAAAAGATACAACTTTTGAAATAATTTTTAGCTCGAAAGAATTATATGGATTTTTGATTCAAAATTTTGGTCAATATTCATATGGTAAAAAAATACCAGAATGGGCAAAATTTATACCTAAAGAATATAAAATAGAATTAATAAAAGGTTATTTTGATAGTGACGGGTGTTGGTTAAAGACTAAAAAAGGTGATAAAATAAATTCAAGAGTAACCTTTGTTAGTATTAATTTAGAATTATTAGAATCGATTCAAGATATAATCTTTTCTCTTGGTATTATCTCATCATTAAATAAATTAAGAGATGCTAAAGAAACAATTATTT